TAGGGACTGCGCAGTAACCTGTTGACCCTATGCCGGCGAATGGATCCAACACCACATCCCCAGGATTCGTCCAGAGTCGGATACCCCGCTCGATCACCTCGAGTTGTAGCGGGGCAATATGCCGCTCGTCTTTCTCGTCGCGGGCGCTGGTACGCTGTAACGTGCGGCTGGGGTGAATATCCATCCACACGGGGCTCGCATAGCGCTGCCACAGCTCGCAGGGGAAGTCCTCAGGGTCTTTCGTCACCGGGTCAGGATTCATGCCAGGTTTGCGCATGGTCACGAGGTAGTCGGGGATGCCCTGGCGGGACATGGCGCTGTCTTTACGGAGCTGCTTGTAGAGCAGGCCAAGCGCCTTCGTGCGTTGCATGGCGACAACCGGATCTTTCCAGATGACGACTTCACTGTGAAAAATCATGCCATCGTCTTGATGCAAGCGGATCAAGTCCCCCCGAAAGTCTCTGAGGCCAATGTAGCCATCATGGACCTTGCTCGTTTGTAAGTTCATACAGTGGATGGACATCAGCCTGCCTGGCTTCAGGACTCGGTACAGTTCCTTGGAGAGAAAACGATAGTGGGTAAAAAACTCCTCATCCCCTCGGCTATTCCCCATATCCCGTTCAGACGCACTGTAGACAAACAGGTTCGAGAATGGCGGGGAAAAGATGATGTAGTCCATGGAGTCATCTGGGATCCCCTGCATCACTTCCGCGTTATCTCCATGGTACAGCCCATAGGTTGCTTCAATAGTTTGATTAAGCACGCGCAGCACAGACAGCTCCTTCTCGTTGCTGGTCTAGCCAGGTTGGCACGATCATCGGTTGCGTGGGCGTATAGGGTTGTACTGGCTGCGCCCAATCCATCTGCGCCAGGACCGCGCTCGTCATCTTGGTGTGCACCATCGCGGCATCGGCTTCCTTGCGTGCCAGGGCGCGCACAATGCCCGCCTCAATGTCGAGGTAGAAGTAGTGCACCTGGACTTCGCGGCGTTGCCCAAAGCGCCAGCACCGCCGCACAGCCTGATACCAGGACTCAAAGCTATTGTTGATCCCCACGAAGGCCATGCGGGCACAGTGCTGCATGTTGATCCCGAATCCGCAGATCGAGCTTTTGCTCACCATGATGGGCCGTTCTCCGCTGAGCCATGCCAGTAAGCGCCGCTCTTTCTCCTCAATCGTCAGACTGCCGTAGATGGAGAAGGCACGGTCGCCAAATGCCTGCGCCAGTGCGTCTTGTTCATCATTGAGCTCCGCCCAGATCACCCATGGCTCATCAGGTTCGGCGTTGACCGTTGCGACTACCTGCGCCACTCGCGTCTCCAGCCCGGCCCGCTTCGCCTGACGCTGCTCGGTCAGCCCCTGCGCTTCCATGGGAAACAACGTCAATCCGTTCTGCGCCACATCGATCGTGAGCGCATGCGGCACTTTCCCCAGTGGCGGTAAGTCATAGCCCGGCGTGGTATCCCCGAGCATCCTGGGATGGGTGAGGGCCACTGCCCAGCTTGCCACCCACTGCCAGAACGGCTCCTCGGCATGGCGCTTTAACCGCCACTGCGAGGTATTGCCGCCATCGTGACAGAAGAACGTACTGAGCATCTCACTGCGGGACATGACGCCGAGAAACTCGGCATGGTTGCCTAATTCCATATGATCATTTGGGCTCGGCGTTGCGGTACAGCAGAGGCGGTAGGGCGTCTGGCGGAAGGTCTCAATGAGTTGGATGCGCGTCTTCCCATCAAACGATTTCAGGATGCTCGATTCGTCGAGGACGATGCCCGCGAAGGATGACGGATCAAAGCGATGCAACCGCTCATAGTTGGCAATGTTGATACCAGGCCGCACATCCGCTTGCGTGCGACAGAGCGTGACGGGAATCTCCATCGTTGCGCCTTCGGCCACCGTCTGCTGGGCGACGGCCAGCGGTGCCAGGATCAGGACATCGCCCGCCTGCGCAGCAATATTCTGCGCCCAGGCTAACTGGCAGCCCGATTTGCCCAGGCCCGTATCGAGGAATAATGCCGCTCGGCCTCGCTCTAAGGCCCACCCCGTCACCTGGCGCTGGAAGGGAAAGAGGCGATCAGGGAGCGAGGAGGGAGTAAGCCCCTCGCTCGCTGCGTAGGTCAGTTTCGTTGCCAAGAATGCTGCGTAGGATTGCACGGTACCCGCCCCTTTCCTTGCTCTCTGTGCTGCTTGCCTCTCAAGTCCCTCTGCCATATTCACTAACAAGAGTATACAACTAGTTATATAGTACAGTCAAGACAATTAAACAAATATAGGTTGTTTTTTACATGAAAAATATCTACTGTTATAGGAGATAGCATAAGGAGATATCCATATGAGTTTTGGCGAGCGTCTCAAGCAGGCGCGGCTGGCCCGAGGATGGAGCCAAGCCGAGTTAAAGCGGCAATGTGGAGTCCCCCAAGGACTCATCTCTCGCATGGAACATGGTCTGGTGAAGGAGCCAGGATTGACCGTGCTGCGTCGGCTGGCTCGGGCGCTTGGTGTCACGGCTGATTTCCTCGTAGGCATCTATGATGAACCCCCTGATCCTCTGCCTGACCATTGATGCTCCGTCCTTGCGGGGGAGGTGGTTCTCGCCACCAACGGACCAACCTCCCCCATCCCCCCACCCTAGAAACCAACAGGAAGCCTGTGTCCATCTACCAATGCACGACTGTGGAGCGTGCTCGCGACACAGCAGAGGTACGCCTAGAGGTTGTCGAGCGCCTCGTCCCACGTCGCATAGCACTCGATGTTTGGCAGCCAATGGAACACATGTTCTCGATGCCCGACCACCATGCACCGTTTGTCGAGCGCCACCGCGACGCCAAATTCTACATGTCTGCCGCCCCGCGCCCGCCCCGGCGTCTCCCCCGGTGCCTCGGTAAAGGAGATGCAGCACGTCGCTGCGCAGAGGTCCTCCCAATCTTCCTGTGCCCAGACGGGCGCCCAGCGCTCCGTTTCGGCCTCGCCATCGGCGCGGAGTTCATGGTCCCCGCGAATCCATCGACTGGTGATGTGATGCCCACGGCGTTCGAGGTCCTTGGCATAGCTTTGGAGTTCGACATGCCGTGCGTATCTGGCGGCAAGGTAGATCTTCATCGGTCCTCCTCGGTGGCGTGTCCATCAGGCCCCACCCCGTTGTGCCCCACCTCGGTTCTCCCAGTCCGCGCCGTGAGATCCGGCAACCAGCCGAGGGCGGGCTCCGTCAGCTGTGTGGCCTCGTGCGGATGCACCCACCAGTAGGGCACCTTCGCGTTGCGCCGCACGGCCAGGGCATTCCAGTACGCGGCTAGGGGGTCCATCAGTCCTCCTCTAGATGGCATCAAGAAAGGGGTTTTGATTCTTTGGCTCATTTAACGGCTCGCCCTGCTCTGGCCACACCGACGCAATCAGCCGGCGCACCTCCCCTGGGTCCACCAGCTCCTCTCGTAGCGCTCGCATGTCGCTCACTCCCCATAGCCCGGTGTGTAATCCTGTTCGTCCAGTTCCGTAATCCGTGTCACCCCTGCATAGGCCGCTTCCTCCGGGAACGGCCGGCCTGGCGCGGGTCGAACGGCCCGCGTAAAGCCTGGGACATCCGGCGCCGGGTCGCTAAACCGCACACGCTCGGGAACGCGGGCGCGGGCGGAGAGGGCAATCGCTTCCTTCGCCGCATGCATGTAGGCCCGCGCCTGCCACCAGGCCATGGTCGCGCCGGTCTCGGGGTGGGCCATGCCACTGAATTGCTCCATCAGGTTTCCCAGCCAGTGACAGACATCATCCACCAGGTCTGTGCGCTGGTGCTGCTCCTCGCGGAGTGCCACCCACTGTTCGGTAAGGTGCGCGCGGACTTTCTCCAGTCCGCCCTCCTGCGCGAGCACCATCTGATGGCGGCTGCGGATCTGGGGGTCAGCGTCGGCACAGTCCATGCATTTGCTGGTATAGCTCGCCGTGGGGCTACTACCGTCGTACTTTTTGCGAGGCATAGCTTTTCCTTTCTTTCTCGTATGACCGTTCGAGCCAGCCACGGACAAATGTTTTCCAGCGGGTGGCCGGGCGTTTCGTCGGATTTTCCCGGAGCCACGCATGCATTTTCGCAAATTCGCGCTCCAGCCATTGGTTTGTCGGGTTGTTGCAGGTGTAGCTCAGGTCATTCCACCAGTCATTGTCATTGAGGGCCGCAAGGGGCAAGCCAAAGGTGGCGAGCATCGTCACTAAGCCAGGCCAGTCAGTGTCACTAATGGGCGCCGGGGAGGGTTTCTGCTTTGGTTCTTTCGTTGCGTGAGCATCCTGCGGAGCCTCGGCGCGGTGCCCTGGAGTGTGAACCCCGTTCACAGCTCCGGGGAAACTCTCGAACGTAGTGAGAGAGTTCTCTTTATCCCCTGACGGATCTCTTAAGATTCGGGTGCAATGGGTTGCACCCTTTATGACGCTGGATTGCACCTTTTCTTCCACAAACGGTGCAATCGGTTGCACTGTTTCTTTTTCAAAAGGTGCAACAGGCTTCACCCTTTCTGAAATGGGTGCAATGGGTTGCACTGTTTTACACGAATGGGTTGCACCCATTGCACCGTTTACCGTATAGAGTGAGGCATGCCCTCGACCACCACCATGTTCGATGGTGAGGCTTCCTGCGCGCTCCAGCTTCTGGATAATGTAGATTGCCATACGCTTACTCACGCGGCATCGCTCGGCGAGGCGTGGGATACTCGGCCATGCCTTGCCATCATCATTGGCATGGTCTGCTATCGCCAAGAGCATCAAGAGTTCACTCCCCTTATGCTTACTGTGCTCCCAAACGTAGGTCATGACCTTGATGCTCATCGCCTTTTCCTTCGATGCGTGTCTTCTTGCCGTCAAATGTGGTATAAATACCGCCAAGTGATGTAACTAGTATATAGTTGATGTTTTTTAATGTCAAGTAACGTTTTTTATGCTATGATTCTATGTAAGGAGGCCCTGTATGCCACGACCAAAGACCGAGGCGGCTGACTACGAGCGTTTGACCCTGCGCCTTCCCAGCGATGTCATGGCCGTCTTGCGGCAGCAAGCTAGCACCATCGGACGCGCCGTGAATACCCATGCCCTCTATGTGCTGCGCTATGGGCTCGGGATGGAAGACACGCCCCCAATGCCAGGAGGAACACATGCCGTTCGCCGCGCCAGAAAGCCTTGACATTGTGGGTCTGTATGAAGAAGACCCTCCTGGCCATGCCTCTCAATTGGTGGCCTGCGCCTCCCCCTCGTCCTCCTCCAGGGCGCTCACATCAGGCTCGTAGGCGAGGATGGGGCGGCGCTCCTCCCCCGCGAGGCGATAGCGATGGATTGGCCCCAGGACCGCCTGTGTTTCGTAGCATTGACTGGTAATCCGGTAGATCTTCCCTGGCCGCCCGGCCCACCGCACGCGCTGCCCTATGTCATAGCGAAAGGTAATCCGCAGGCGGGTGCTCATGCCTCGTTCTCCGTGTCCGGGTCGCGCTGCGCCTCGATCGCCGTCAGCTCAATCGGATTGTCCGTGTCCCCCACCTGGCGTATGCCGTAGTCCATCAGGTGGACCAGCCGCCCCGCGTCGATCTCTTCCCGGTAGCGTCGCCACGTGGTGACATAGCCGACCCCAGGGTGACAGAGGAACCGCACGCGGGCGCCCAGCGGGTAGCGAAAGGTGACGGCGATGGTCATGGCGCCTCCCCGAGCACCACGGCCCCACACCGCCTACACACCAGCGGCAGCGCCGTGACGGGTTGCCAGGCTCCACAGTGGCCCACAGCAGGGCCGGGAATGTGCGCGCCGATGGCAGCATCAAGGGACGGTGCCCGTGACTGCCGCAGGGCTTCATGCACCTGCCATTGGTCCGGGGTCAGGTTTCGATTTTTCCGCCTGGCGTCTAGAAACCTGCACGCAGGACAGCGCACAAAGCCGGGCTGTCCTGGTACGAGGCCGCAGTTTGGGCAGAGCCCTGCCGCTTTGCGCCGGACGTAGGTGGTGCTGTTCATGCGTAGCCTTGCGTCCTCATTTAAACGAAGGTTAATGTAGCCTCGATGACATTCCAGTCTGATGGTCTCCATACAAAACACTGTATTCCAGTTATTGTTTGTAAAACATCGAGCCATGCTTGTTGTTCTATTGTTGGCTTCTCTCCATCAATCTTTAATTCAGCCATGAGTAGGCTTCCTTCTGGGAGTTGCCTGATCGGAGCATGCGCCATGGTCAAATCGGGATAGCCTGGCATGGACTTGCGACTATCGAAGGGGTGAAAGACCTTCCAGCCCTGGGCCGTGGCCAGTTTGACAATGGCTGCCATAAAGGCTTTCTCACTGAGTTGGAAGGCTGATGACTCCCATGCGCCCCTGCCACGCCCGCCCGCGCGGTCGGCCAGGGCCTGGCACTGCCGACACAGCACCTGTCCTTTGCAGGTACATCCACGCATCTCGCGCTCCCTCTTCATAAGGCCTGCTCCCCGCGCGTATCCTCCCGCGAAAGCGCAGCGTTTCCCAGCGACCATACCGCCCGCGTATGCGATTCTTTGGTGTGGGCATGGCTATTCCTCCTCGAATTCCCCAAAACGACAGTCGGCACACCACGGGCCTGGCACAAAGCCCCCATCGCAGGGGACCGGCCCATGGTCCTCAAATTCCCGCTGCTGGGCGTCGGTCATGGTCTCCCATGGCTGCCGCAACTCCAGTGCAATGTGGCAGGTGGCAATCCATGTTGCCCACGCCGTCGCGTCGTCCTGTCGATAGGGCACTGCCATCACTACGCTTCCTTCTGCAATGGCGCCACCGCCACATGGAGTACGGCGACCTCGCCGTGGCAGTGATGGCACCACACCAGGAGCTTCCCCTGGCCCGGAGAGATCAGGTCCACGCCTGCGCGCGGGTGGCAGGTACTGCGGAGGCCATACGCCTCCATGCCCGGATGCAGACACGCCAGTTCCCGGCGTGTCTGCTCCAGGCTCCTGCGTGTCAGTGCTGGGGAGGCGGGCATCCCTACCGTCCTCCCAGGACGGCGCTGGCCCACCGTGCCAGCGCCCAGAGCCCCCACCAGCCCGCGCCACTGCCCACCCCGACGCCCAGCCACACGGTCAGGCGCAGCCACCGGGGGCACGGGGCGGCGTCGAGGGCGTCACAGGGGCAGAGGGTGCCGACCGGGTAGAGGTCCTCGCAAAAGGGGCACACGAGGTAGCCGAGGGGATGGGGGAAGAGGGTCGGGCGCATGACGTGGGACCTTTCTAGTTGAGGGCCGCCTTCTGGTGTCGCAGATAGGCGTCCATATTTCTCCACGGCTGGGCATCGTGCAGTTCAGTGCTCAGCAGCCAGGAGGCCTCCCATTTCTCTTCCAGGCTGTCGGCTGGCGGCCACTGCCACCCGTCCTCGTCCAGGGGAGTGTGCGGGGCCAGGCCATCCGTGTTGCGGGGGTCGGTCGCCATCACCACGCTCCTCTGCTCGGGACGGCCTGCCCGGTCAGCCAGCAGCCATCCGCGTATGTCGGCAAGGCCCGGCAGCAGTCACAGATGCGATGGTGCCGGACATCCGGGCTCTCGAACGGGTGGTCACAGCGCCGACAGTCCACGCGCCGCGCAT